GTCTTCAGCTCTTAGCATTACATTATCAAGTGCCACAATGACCAGTTTTTTGAGTGTGAACGGACCAGTGTATTGCAATGATCTTGTGTCTTCAAGTCTCAATATCTCTATATCCAGTGCCACAATTACCGATTTTCTGAGTGTGAACGGACCAGTGTATTGCAATGATCTTGTGTCTTCAAGTCTCAATATCTCTCTGTCTAATGCCAGAATTCTCAACAACTTAACAGTTAATAATACCATATCAGCAAATCAATTTTTAACTGATATACTCAGAATTGGCACTAGTTCCGTGCCTCTTTCAGTTGTAACGTTTCCAGTTACAACCATATCTGTAACTAGTGCATTTGCTGCAAGCATTAACGGCAGATTAGTTAAAATACCTTTCTTTATATAATTGCTTTACTAATAAATAATAAGTATGATGGATTGTAATACAGTTGAACCAGTAAGCGCTTTCTACAGCACCAATCTTAATAACAAGATGGAAAGCTATGGCCGGTTAGGTCAGAGAATTTGCCGCGCAATTGGTGCACCTTTGATCAACATTGAAATACATGAAGACCAATTGAATGAGTTCATTGCCATATCCTGTGAAATGTTCACTAAATTTGCTGGTTACACTCAAGAGTATCTGGTGTTTGATAGTGATCTATATGACCTGAAAAGAGGCATAAGATTGGATGTGCTGTTTAGCATGAGTAGAGATTTTAATTTCACCTTTGATGACACAAACACCCCTCAGTCCATCAGAGAAAGATACAGCATAGGCTCCATGGTCATAGGAGAGGCAAACAATCCATTAATCTTTCAAGTGTTAGACTCAACCAAACCCAACCAATATCAGCTTTTAAATTCTTATGATTATTTGATTGGTGATTACAGAAGAGTCATGGATGTTATAGATTTCGAAGAGGGCAGTTCCACTGGTGTGAATACTTTGTTCACCATAGAGCAGACACTAGCACAGCAAACTTACTTTAGTTATGCCATGGGCAATTATGGGTTTGATTTGGTCAGCTGGACTGTTTTGAAAAATTGGTTGGATACACGTGAAAAAGTTCTTGCTTTGAGGCGTGACATTTCCTTTGATCCCAGGACACAAGTGCTGCATATGGTGCCACCACCCAAAGATTCTGTTAGATTCTATGGTGTGTTGGGGTGTTATGTGGAGAGATCTTTGATTGACATAATCAAGGAACCCTGGGTTTATCAGTATGCACTTGCATTAACAAAAATTGCAGTTGGATCAGTAAGAGGCAAATACACTGGAACTAACTTGTTCGGTGGAGGTGCTATTAATTATGATTATTTGATCCGACAAGGTGAACAAGAAAAAGATAATTTAGAAAAAATGCTCTATTCAAGTGCACCAGGCATGGGCGATGCAGCACCTCCAGCCTTCTTCTTAGGTTGACATGAAGCTAACATCGCGCAATGGTAGGTTCATACAAGGAATTTATCAGCCCAAGCATTCAGAGAAATACCGCGGACATGATTTGCCCAGATACTTGAGCAGTTGGGAATTAAAATTATTCAGATGGTGCGATTGCAACTCAAATGTTCTTGAATGGGGATCAGAAACTGTGGTCATAAACTACACAAGCCCACTGGACAACAAGCAACACAGGTACCTTGTTGATGCATACATAAAATTAAAGACACCTACAGGGGTGAAGAAGTTTTTAGTCGAAGTTAAGCCATCTAAGCAAACTGTTAAGCCTCAACAAGATACAAATTCTAAAAAACAAAAAAAGAACATATTGTATGAACAATTGATGTACATTCAAAACACTGCAAAGTGGGAAGCTGCAAAGAAATGGTGCAGAGATAGAGGATATGAATTCACTATTTTGACGGAAAAAGAATTAAATAAATAACGAAAAACATAAATATCTACATGGCCTTAAAACTACTTGTTGAAACACCAGCACCAGACGATCAATTTGAATATGTTGTTGAGGAAAGGAACAACAATCAACCCAGCAAAATGTTTATCAAAGGACCTTACATGCAATGTGAGGAAGTGAACAAGAACAAAAGAGTTTATTCTGCTAATGAAATGCAAACTGAAGTCAACAGATACATTGCAGAAATGGTTGACACCAAGAGAAGCATGGGAGAATTGAACCACCCCACATCTGCTGAAGTTAATCTAGAGCGTGCTTGTCACATGGTAACAGAAATGAACAAGCAAGGAAATGTTTTTTATGGCAAATCGGTAGTGTTGAGCACTCCCATGGGTCAAATTGTGCGCAGTCTTATCAATGACGGTGTGAGAGTTGGCATGAGCTCCAGGGCACTTGGAAAACTCATTGATGAGGGCAATGGAGTTAACAGGGTGCAGGATTTTAGACTGGTTGCTGTGGATTGTGTGGCAGATCCTAGCTTCCCAAAAGCTTTTGTTAATGGCATTTTGGAATCCAAACAATTTGTAGTCAATCAGGATGGTAGATTTGAGGAATGCTACGAGAGCTTTTCTGATAAATTGAGAAATCTACCTCGCAGAGACATTGAGAATTATCTCAAAGGTCAAATCATGGAATTTTTCAACAAAATTAGTCACGTGTTATGAGTTTGTCCAAAGTCTTAGCCAAAAAAGTGGCACTCAACAATCAACCTGATCAAGGTGAATCATGTGGTTGTGATGATTCGGTACCAATGCCTGTCATGGCTCCTGCAAAAAAAGTTGTTTTGAGAGTTACAAAATTGAGCAATGGAGATATAAATAACTCAAGAGAGAATATGTCAGAAAAAATGTTAATTTCCAGTTTTTTAAGAAATATTAATGAGAAAAACTATGCTCGAGCACATAAATATCTTAAGACCATTGTCGAAAACAAACTTATGAACAGAATAAAGAATAACAGAGGGGTTAAAGTATTTTAATGAGTGACATCAAATCCATCCTGAAGGAAGCCACACAAGATTTACTCTCTGAAGATGTGTTGAAAGAAATAGAAAATGCTTTCAATGCTTCTGTTCAAAGCAAAGTGCAAATTCATGTTGAGAAAGCTCTTGATGAGCAAGATGAAGATTATAGCAAGAAATTAGAACATCTCTTGCAAGCTATTGACAATGATCACACAGAGAAACTCAAGAAAGTTGTTGAAGCTCTGGACTCCAATAGAGCAGAAAAGCTCAAAGCTGTTATTGAGAAATATCAAATTGCTCTTAAGAAAGAAGCTGGTGAATTCAAACAAGGTACTGTTAACAATGTTAGCGCGTACTTAGAAGCATATCTGGATGAAGTGGTGCCTGCTGCTGATATTAAAGAAGCAGTGAGAAACAGCAAGGCTGTTAAAGTTTTAGAAAATGTGAGAAAACTCCTTGGTATTGATGCTGCTCTTGAAAAAGATAGCATCAAAGACGCAGTGGTAGACGGTAAGCGTCAAATTGATGAAGCTTCTAAGAAGCTTGAAGCTGCTCTAAAAGAAGCCAGCGTATTAAAAGAAAGTCTTTCCAGAACTAAGGCAGAATTAGTTCTCGAGAAAAAGACTGCCTCATTGCCTGCGAAGAAGAAAGATTATATCTTCAAGGTGATGAAAGCTAAATCCGCTGAATTCATTAACGAGAATGTAGATTATGCAATCAGTCTGTTTGATAAGACTGAAAAAGAGCGGCTTCAAAATATTAAAGATGAGGCAGTGAACAACACTGTTTCTACTGAGATTGATCCTTCAGCGGTTGTTGAAGAATCAGTTTCTCAGGAAGAAACCAGTGACACGTTCATGAATCCTTATCTTAAAGAACTTTCCAAATATTAATATTTGGATCTAGTTGAGGGAAACCTGAATTAATTATAGTAGATATTTTATCTACTGGTCGAAAATAAAGGAGAAAATTATATAATCATGAAAAATATTAGACCTACACAGTCCTATATCGATGAGACACGCGCTGCAGCATTAATGGAAAAGTGGAAGCCAGTTTTGGATTACACCTCCAACAATGTTAAGCCGATCGAAGATGATCATACACGTTTGAATACTGCCATGTTGCTGGAAAACCAGGAACAATGGTGCATCACAGAAGCCAATCAGGCCGGTGGAACCACTGGTGTGTTTGGTGGTGCTTACAATGCCAATGGTGGCATGGGAAGCTATGGTGGTGTTGGCGGTAACGTACCGGGCGGTGGATCCGACTGGTATGCAACTGGTGATGCTCGTCTGCCGAAAATCCTCATCCCAATGATCCGTAGAACGTTCCCCGAGTTAATTACCAACGAAATCGTAGGTGTGCAGCCGATGGGAGGACCAGTAGGTCTTGCCTTCGCACTGCGCTACAAGTACGCTGCTCAGCAGTTGGGCAATGACAACGTAGATGGTTCTGGCACAAATGCCGGAGCAAATCTGGGTTCGCCATGGTCTGCTGCTAACGGCAAAGAAATCGGTTATCAGTACCTGAACACAGCTTACACTGGAACATCCAGTGGTGCTCTGTCTGGTGCTACAACTGGTTCTATTGGTGCATCACTCTTCCCATCAATCACTGTTGATCAGGGTGTTGCACAACTTCTGAAGAGTTTCGAGTTGACGGGCAAAATCCCTCAAATCGAAGTTTCCTTTGAGAAGACAGCTGTAGAAGCTGGTACTCGTAGACTTGCTGCCCGCTGGTCAGTAGAATTAGAGCAAGATCTTAAGAACATGAATGGCATCGATATCGATACCGAACTCACTAACGCAATGTCGTATGAGTTGCAGGCCGAAATTGATCGCGAAATGATTGTTCGTATGATCCAAGTCGCTCTTAACGCTGGCTTCAACACAGGTTACTCCGTTTGGTCGCCTGCTTCGGCAGATGGTCGCTGGCTAGTCGAGAGAAATCGCGACTTCTACCAGAGACTGATCATCGAAGCTAACAGAATTGCTGTTCGCAATCGTCGTGGTGCTGCAAACTTTGTTGTTGCAACGCCTCGCGTGTGCGCAATTCTGGAAATGCTTCCTGAGTTTCAATGGGTACCGGTTCAAGGCAATGTCAACACTCAACCTGTTGGTGTGGCTAAGGTCGGTAATCTCGGCGGTCGTTTCAACGTGTATCGTGACACACGGACAGAGGCACAGTTTGAAGCTGGCCTTCGTCCCACAGGCAGAGTAGAATATGCTCTGTTGGGTTATAAAGGTCCAGAGTTCTATGACACTGGTATCATTTATTGCCCATACATTCCTGTAATGGTACAACGCACAATTGGTCCCAATGACTTCTCACCTCGTGTTGGCTTGCTGACACGTTATGGAGTTGTTGATAACATCTTTGGTGCTAACTTGTACTATCACGTTATTCTGTTGAGCGGACTGGGCACGGCATTTACGCCAGGCACTCAATCGGTATACTTCTAAGCAATTAGAGGTAGAGCTAAGCAAAAGAAATTATTTCACCTAGTACGTCCTAGGAACTTTAAAAAGGGGCATCTTGCGGTGCCCTTTTTTTTTTGTACATTTGCAGAAATTATGGGTGTGGAGAATAAATATAATATATGGCATTAATAGTATTCTCCAACATAGTAGCAGATCCTAACGCAACCAATCCAGGTAGTTTGAATTTGACTACTCAGAACAATGGTGTATCAGCCACAAGCTTTGGTGCCAATGCCAACGCCATTCTGTTCAATGCTGAAGCCACACAAACTGGTAACAACATTATTCAATTCTTGATAAATGGAGTCACTACTGCAGCACGTGTGGCCGACAGCTACAATGGTAAAACTTTTGCAGTGTTGTTGAAGGATAACAATGATTCCTTCACATACACCATCAACACAGCACAAACCATACAAACAGTGTCTGCATCCAATGGTTTTGATTCTATAAGCCCAGAGAAGCTGAGACTCTGGAATTTGAACGGTTAATTAGTTAATTCTTTACAAAAAAAGCCCTGCACGAGTCACCTCTGTGCAGGGCTTTGTTGAGTACTCTACTTATTTGGAGAAGTCACCCAAGTCACGATCAAACGTGTAATCTGCTGGGTTCTGAACAAGTGTGTCATACACTTCTTCTGTGCTACCAGCCATAGCAGCAAAAGG